TCCTCGCCTGTGGCGGCACCGCTTCGGTAGTCCGTTCGGTTGACGAGGTGCGAGCTGTTATTAACGGCTCCCTGCAATGATTATGAAAACAACGCATCCATGCTTTACATATACAATGCTAACAATGCGGCACTGCTTCTTAAAAATTAACGGTTAGGAGCGTGTCACATATGATTGACAATTATAATAATCTGGCTAACGCCATCATTCTTCAGGCGGTAAAGGATTACCGCAAGACGCTGCGTACCCTTTCACATTATCCCAATAATCGTTCAGCGCAGTATGAGCGCAGGTGTATTGAACAATTCTTACGTTCCGGCTGGTTTGGAGTGCTGACGAGCATCGATCCAGAAATGCTTATCAACAAGCTGAAAGCGGAGGTGAGGGCATGACTGTTAAAGCCTATCTCGGGCAGGCATACAGGCTCGACCAGCGTATAAACTCCAAGCTGGAGCAGATCGCTTCACTAAATGAACTGGCTACGAAATGCACCTTCACCCTCACGGGTATGCCTCGCAATCCCAATCGTAGTACATCAACAATGGCTGACGCCGTAGCAAAGATTATCGACCTGCAAGCGGAAATCAACCGAGACATCAATCAGCTCGTTGACCTTAAACGCGAGATGGTCAGGCTCATCAAAACCGTGGATAACATAGAGCATCAGACGCTTCTGGAACTGCGTTACCTCTGCTTCAAAACCTGGGAGCAGATAGCTGTTGATATGGGCTATAATGTGCGCCATGTATACCGACTTCACGATGAAGCAATAGAAAACATTACAGTTCCGCAAACTCAGCAGTAAATGTCACTGTTTGTCACAGTAGCCTGTGTGATAGTATATACTTAGGAAACCATAATAAAGCAGAGCCTCGAGGGAAAATCCCCCGGGGCTTTTGTTATGCCCAAGGAAGTGACCCTATGCCAAAGAAACCGAAGCGTCCGTGTCGGCACCCCAATTGTCCAAAACTGACGGATGGTTTGTATTGTGTAGAACATCAACGGCAGGCAACACGCCACTATAATCATTTCCAGCGCGAGCCTGAAACCAACAAAAGATATGGTCGTGCATGGAAACGCATACGCGACAGGTATGCCTCAGAGCATCCCCTCTGTGAGATATGCCTGAAGAAAGGGCACCTGACACCAGTCGAGGAAGTCCACCACATCATTCCCGTAAGTAAGGGCGGGACACACGCACGGGGCAATCTCATGGCTCTCTGCCAAAGCTGCCACACAAAGATACATCACGACCTAGGCGACCGATAAAAAAAGGAACCCCGATCGGAGTACCTTTTACTTATTTTTTCAATTGTGCTGCCCAATCATTTGGAAAAGCTAAATGATAGAGGTTTATGTCGTCTTTGTATTCCTCAAACAGTGCCTCGATTTCCGGCATAAACTCTGAGTTCCACTTTTCTGCAGACGGATACAGAGCCTTAACGGAGAGCATCGCTCCCCACAACCGTCGCTTTACTGGGGCGGAAATACTAAATCCGGATGGCATCGCGGAAAATATTCTAAAATAAAGTCTGCCGTAATGAGCACAAATGTTACGAATATCGGTGCAACATCTTAACCAGCTGACCATTTCATTATATTCGGCTCCCGCGAACTCTTTTTTGTCTGCGGTAGTGAGATCATTGTAGAAATATGAAATCATACCGAAGGTGAACAGTTCACAGATAACCCATAGAGGAAACTGACCGTCATAATTCTCGATGTGGTGTTTCACGAACAGAACCTTTTTATTGTTTTCAATCTCGCGGTCAATGTTTTTTTTGAATTTTTCGGCATCATGTTTATCGTTGAAAGAGGCAGTATCAAGATATCCGAGCGGACCATATTTCTGAGAATGAAAATACGCAAGCCGCGCCCGAAGACTGACCTCAATTACCTCTATGGGCGCCAACAGCAGATTGCGAAGTTTTCTATCAAACTCATATATATGATAGACTTTGTCGAACGATAGGTCGTCCTCATAGCAATCATCGTCCTTTTTAAACGGAAGAAAATATGCAGACAGACGGTAATATCCGATATTCCTTAAAATGCTTTCGCAAGCAGCAGCATCTGAAATAACACAACCTCTGCTCTGTAACTTCTCGATCTGTTCTTTGTAAGTTAGGTGCTGTTTAACTTCGCCCATGTAAAAACTTCCTGATAAAAAAATGTCTCCCCTGGGGCACATCGTTGAGAGGTGCGGGGAGTCCTGTTACTTTTATTATATTCACGCCATTGGCAATTGTCAATAAGAAACGGCAAAATAATCATTATTTTTGTATGTGGGTTTTGTATGTCGGTTTGGAATAAGCACTTAAGTCGCATTTATGATACACAAGTCGGATGAAATCATCAAGCATCAAAGAAAAAAAGTAAAATAAAACATATAATTGATTCTTACCCTTCCCCTAGGGGAGGGCTAGATCTCTAAAGCTTTTTAAAGCGGACAGCGGCGTGGGCCTTCGCGCAAAAAAACACCGGTTCAAACGGGGGATTAACCCACAGAAAAAGGAGGTGACGGCGCGTGGCAAGAGACGGAACAAACAGAGGAGGCAGGCGTGTCCGCGCCGGTGATAAGCCTGAGCCTCTTGCGGACAAAATAACAAAGGGTAAATCGGCTAAGATCCTCGATGTGCCGTCAATACACCCTGAGTCTATTCTTGAGGCCGAGGATCTTGATGGAGCTGCTGACCTGTACGGTGAGGATATGCCGACACCGAGCGATTACCTGAGCGCAAGGCAAAAGGACGGCAAGCCTCTGGGAGCAGATGCCCTGTTCATAGAAACATGGAAATGGCTCAAGGAACGAGGATGTGAGAAATTCGTTAATTCCCGGCTTATCGAAGCTTATGCTCAAGCATTCTCCCGCTATATCCAGTGCGAGGAAGCCATCAGTACATACGGGCTCCTGGGCAAACATCCAACAACAGGTGGTGCGATAGCAAGCCCATTCGTACAGATGAGTCAGTCTTTCCAGAAGCAGGCCAATCTGCTCTGGTATGAGATTTTCGATATCGTAAAGCAAAACTGCACTACGGCATTTGTGGGTAATCCTCAGGACGACATTATGGAAGCCCTGCTGTCAGGCCGGAAAGGAAGGCATACATGAAATCGACAGAACGACTTGAAAAAGTAGATATTGACAAGCTGGTGCCGTATGCCCGGAATGCCCGAACTCACAGCAAGGAACAAATACTTCAGCTTCGGGCAAGCCTGCGGGAGTTCGGCTTTGTTAATCCGGTCATAGTGGATAAAGATCTGACCATTATTGCCGGGCATGGCCGTGTCCTCGCTGCCAAGGAGGAGGGTATAACTGAAGTCCCGTGTGTCTTTGCTGAGCATCTGACCGAAGCACAAAAGCGAGCTTACATAATTGCGGACAACCGTCTGGCTATGAATGCTGGATGGGACGCTGAGATGCTGTCGGTTGAGCTTTCAGAGCTTCAGGGCGTCGATTTTGATATCTCACTCCTGGGTTTTGATGATGCCGAGCTCAACAAACTGCTCAGTGGCATCGAGGATGTGAAGGACGACGACTTTGATGTGGAAGCAGAGCTGGCGAAACCGGCAATTACAAAGCCGGGTGACTTGTGGCTGCTCGGACAACATCGCCTTGTGTGCGGCGACAGCACAAAGCCTGAAACCTTTGAGCTGCTCATGGAAGGTAAACAGGCCAATCTCACGGTAACCGACCCGCCATACAACGTAAACTACGAAGGCTCGGCCGGCAAGATCAAAAATGACAACATGGCTGATGAAAAATTCTATCAGTTCCTGCTGGACGCATTCACCCTCACCGAAAAGGCGATGGCAAAGGACGCGTCCATTTATGTGTTCCATGCAGACACCGAAGGACTGAATTTTCGAAGGGCATTCAATGATGCGGGCTTCTATCAATCCGGCACCTGTATCTGGAAGAAGCAAAGTCTGGTCCTGGGCCGAAGCCCATATCAGTGGCAGCACGAACCCATCCTTTTCGGATGGAAGAAATCAGGCAGGCACGCCTGGTACTCAGACCGGAAACAGTCTACCATATGGGAATTTGACAGGCCGAAGAAAAATGCCGACCATCCCACGATGAAGCCGGTGCCGCTGGTAGCCTATCCTATTCTTAACTCAAGTATGAGCGGATGCATCGTCCTCGATCCTTTTGGTGGATCAGGCAGTACCCTGATCGCCTGTGAGCAGACCGACCGGATTTGCTACACCATTGAACTGGATGAAAAGTTCTGTGACGTGATAGTTAAACGGTATATCGAGCACACCGGCTCCGAGGCCGGTGTTTTCCTTATGCGCGATGGAAGTAAATATAGTTATTTTGATGTGCAAAAAGATTAAAAATAACTTGCTATTTCACAGCATTTGAGCGATATATGTGACTACCAAAAAAACGAAAGGTGGTCTGAAAATGAACATCAAATTCAACGCGACTGGCGCAAGGCGCAAGGAACTGGTCAATGCGGCCAGCGAAATTCTCGGATGCAGGCCTGTGTATAAAGGAGCGCCGAGCTTCGACTTTGAGGTGGGTGCATTCACCATAGCCAAGGACGGAACCCTCTACTTTGACGATGGTACTGATACGGAAACAGTACATAAGCTTCTGGAAAGCCTGCATTCGGCTGGCTTTTTGTCCAATACCGAAGGGCCTTCGGAAAGAGACGCCGAAGAAAGCCTGCCCGAAGCTCAAGCTTGGGCGGAGCGTCAAATGCGCCGCATGAGATTGGAAGATGAAAACATACCGGACTACTCAAATCGCGGTCCATATGGCGGCGACTATATTCCTGACGAAGACACGCTGACAATCGAGATTCCCCTCGAAGATTTCACAGAAACAGCGCTGGAGAACCTCAACCGGTTAATCGCCAGCAAGGAGACACTAATCAAAAAAGCCATCGAAGCCGACGCTCTACCTTTGATGAAAACAGAAACCACTCTCAAATTCCCGTGGTTCCGCTCCGACAGCGAGCCTGATGAAGTCGATGCTTACTCCCTTTTCATTGCCGCCCTGTGCACGACAGCTAAGGCACAGCGGCGTGTCACCGCCAGGGATAAGCCTGTAGAAAACGAGAAGTTTGCTTTCCGTGTATTCCTAATCAGGCTGGGTTTCGTAGGAAATGAGTACAAAGCTGCACGGAAAATTCTGCTTAAAAACCTGACCGGAAACAGCGCCTTCAAGAACGGTGCCCCACCGAAAGCAACGGAGGTCAGTACCGATGCATAAGTTCCCCTCAAAGGAGACCGTGAAGCAGCTCCGAAAGCAATACCCCACTGGCACCCGTGTGGAGCTGTTGCGTATGAACGACCCCTACTCCAGACTAAAACCCGGCGATACGGGTACCGTCACAGGAGTTGATGACATAGGTACGATACACGTTAACTGGGATTGCGGTAGCACTTTAGGAATAGCATACGGGGAAGATGAGTGCCGGAAAATCGACAATTGATGTCACAGAAACACACAATAATCCCTTTGATATATTGTGTACATTATGAGTCGAATTGACTTGATAATAGTCCCTTTCAGAGTGATATATACAGTACCAAAAGAAACACACAACTCTGAAAGGGGCAAAACACAATGCTTACAACGAAATTCGGAATCGAAATTGAATTCACAGGAATAACCCGCAGCGAGGCGGCAAAGGTAGCAGCCAACTTCCTCGGCGGAACGGTCACAAGCACGGGTGATTATTACGACACTAAGAAAATCACAACACCGGACGGCCGGACTTGGAAGCTGATGAGCGACGCCAGCATCAACTGCCAGAAAAGGCAGGGCAGGCAGAAGGTACATACCGACCGCAGCTACAGCGTGGAGCTGGTCAGCCCGGTCCTCACCTACCGGGAGGACATCGAGATATTACAGGAACTGGTCAGGCAGCTGCGCAAGGCAGGCGCTTTCGCCAACAACTCCTGCGGCATCCACATACACCTGGACGGAGCGGACCACTCACCGAGAAGCATCAGGAACTTTGCGAACATCATTGCCAGCAAGAACGACCTTTTCTACAAGGCTTTAAACATAAACCCCGAAAGGATGCACTTCTGCAAGAAGATGGACAGCATCCTGGTGGACAAGATGAACCGCCGCAAGCCCAAGACCCTGCGCCAGATTGAGGACCTTTGGTACGAAGGCTACTATGAGAGCCGCGACAGGCATTACCACGACAGCAGATACCATTTCCTCAATCTTCACAGCTTTTTCCACGGCAACCACACGGTCGAGCTGAGGGGCTTCAACAGCGAGCTGCATGCCGGGAAGATAAGGAGCTACATAGTCCTCGCCCTTGCCCTCGACCACCAGGCGCTGACACAAAAATGCGCCAGCTCAAAGAAGCCCCAGGCCGAAAACGAGAAGTTTGCCATGAGAACCTACCTCAACAGGATTGGCTTCATTGGGGATGAGTTCAAAAACTGCAGAGAGCACCTCACAAAATACCTTTCCGGCGACGCAGCATTCCGCTTCGGC